ACGTATACAATGACACCCACGTATACAATGACACCCACGTATACAATGACACCCACGTATACAATGACACCCACGTATACAATGACACCCACGTATACAATGACACAAATAGAAGTTGGATTTAATGAGTATAATGATGAATATGTTCGAATGAGTATTTACATACATGGGGATAAGATATTGACTGGATTTGCATTTGAATATAGCGATGCTGAATATTATAGCATCGCGATGGCGGTACATAATGTTTCTCCCGATGTATACATATTTGAACCATCTACGATAGATAATAACATTAAAAAGTGCGCATTCATATCACAATCTGGTGAGAGTGATAGGGTAGATGTACTGTTGAAGTATACAGCCATACCGAGACAGGATAAGAATACACAAGATTATACGGGTGCAAAGATTCAGGGATTGTATATAAAAGATTTCATTGCATATGACGAGAATAAACATGAGATACAGTACGAAATACGAGATGAATTGGTTGGAAATTACGAACAACAAATCGAAGCATAAAATTATTTAAAGCATACATTTGTATCATATATATAAATATGGGGCCATTAAAGACTGATGAATATTGCTTTCAGGCGGAGATAAAGCAGCTCATGAGTCTTATCATCCATTCGTTTTATTCGAATAGAGAGATATTTTTGAGAGAACTTGTTTCCAACGCAGCAGATGCGATTGACAAGCAACGTCGTGCGAAACTTTCAAACAAGCATACGAAAAATGAAACAGATTATAGGATTTATGTAACACCTGAAATGGATAATAAGAAGCTTATCATTGAAGACAATGGGGTTGGGATGACTAAGCAAGATCTTATTGATAATCTGGGAACAATCGCGGGAAGTGGAACAAAAGCGTTTATTGAATCACATAAAAAAACAAAAAATACGACTGATCTGATTGGTCAGTTTGGTGTTGGATTTTATTCCGCATATTTAGTGGCACATGAAGTGGAGGTGACAAGTGTAAAAGACGGTGAGATGCACATTTGGAAGTCTGATGCGTGTGGGTCGTTTACAATTACAGAACTTGAACCACCTAAGAACATTCATGCACATGGAACCAAGATTGTCTTAAACATGAAGGATGACGATCATCAGTATCTGGAACCAATGAAGATTCGGGATCTTTTGAAGAGACATACGCAATTTATTACACACCCAATTTACATCCAAACAAGTCCTCATGAATTTGTTCACATTAACAAGGACCCCCCTTTGTGGACCAGAGATCCAAAATCAATTACAAAAGATGAATATAACTTGTTTTACAAAAAGCTAACAAACGATCGGTTTGATCCAATCGCGTACACACATTTTTCAGTAGAGGGAACACTTGAATACAAAGGGATTATATACATACCGAGTACCGTACCACCTGACATGTTTGAGAATCATAAACCAAAAAGTTTGAAGCTATTTGTACGAAAAATCTTCGTGACGGATGATTCTGAGCACGTTGTTCCCGATTGGCTTGTATTCATGAAGGGTATTATTGATTCAAATGATCTTCCGCTAAATATTAGTAGGGAGCAACTCCAAAATAACGCGATCCTCGATAAGATCAAGAAAACCATTGTAAAAAAGAGTCTAGAGTTGCTTTCTGGTCTTACGGACGAACAATGGAATGTGTTTTATTCACAGTTTTCAAAGAATGTTAAGCTTGGGGCATATCAAGATGACAGTCTCCGGGAGAGGCTTATAAAAATCATGCGATATGATTCATTGTTGTCGAACTCAAAAAAGATTTCATTTGAAAAATACGTAGATGAAATGATTCATTGTAACTCTGAGCTTGAAGACTATGAGCAACAAGATAAGATATATTACATCGTCGGAGAAAACCGCGAAAGTCTTTGGATGAGTCCGTGTGTTGAAAAGTGTAAAGACGCTGGTATAAATGTATTATTCATGACGGATCCAATCGATGAATATATGATGCAAAAGGTGAAAACATATACACATCCAAATGGAACGACGTACGAGTTCGTCTGTATGTCAAAGGAAGGTGTTGTTCTTCCAACGAAGTATGACCCTGTAAAAGAAGAAGATCTTACATTTTGCGATGAACTGAAAAATATGCTAGATGGGCGTATTGACGATGTTATTGTTACCACGCGAGTGACGGATTCGCCGTGCTGTGTAGTGACTGGAAACGAAGGATGGAGTGCCAATATGGAGCGCATGTTTAAGACACAGGCGTTACGTATTGATAATGGTATATCTGATATGATGAAATCGAGACGAATCTTGGAGATCAATCCAAGTCACCCGTTGATTAAAAAAATGAAAAAATCTGATGATGAAATGTATTCTGAGAAGATTACAATGCTTGAGACTGCGTTCCTTGCGTCTGGATTCGCTGTTCAGAACACGTGCGGTTTGGCAAATAGATTCTTCCATCTACTTACAAATGCGCATTGCGGTGATGATTAGTACATACCTCTATTACCACCCATTCCGCCACCACCCCCCATTCCGCCACCCATACCACCGCCTTTCATTTGAATGAATACATATGCGATGATACCTAAAACTATGAATAGCATAAATTGTTGTCCGCCGAGTGCAGAGTTGACACCCTCTCCAACACCTTGAGCTGCTGTACCTACACCTTCACCCACGCCTTTAGAAGCAGTAGCTGTAGCCTCCCCCGCACCAACTACAGCGGCAGCAATTGCACCACCAGCAGCCTCGAGTGTTCCTTCACTAAGGTCCATATTTACTACCTCGTTTTCGATACCTTTCATGATTTCAGTGGATATTTTGTTTACAACTTCTGTGTTTGTGACGCATTTGACAACCATTTTTACTTTATTTTGTTGTGTAAGATCTAATTTTGCTAAGCGTGTTGCATTCACCGTAAGGTTTTTAAATTGCATTTCATTGATCCCCTTTACGTCTGCTTTACATTCGTTTAACGTTTCGGTGGATAAATTATTATCCATTGTTGTTTGTGTAATATTTTGAAGGTTGACTTTGTTTATATTTTCGTTGATATCTTTGGTAATGTTTGTTATATCTTTTTTACTTTTGTTTTTTAAATTTAGTTTCTTTTCTGTATCCGTATTTATATTTGTTCTTGACCCAGCTCCAAACATTCCGTCGATTGCAGCCTTGCCAACACCAGCAACTTGATCAACTGTGTTATTAAAAGCACCACCTGCTTCACCGATTGCTTTATTTAGTACCTCGCTTCCTTTATCAATGTAGTTGTTCGCTATACCAGCTGCCTGATCTACTGCGTTGTTTACTACTCCTCCAAAGACTTCTCCTAGTTTTTCACCGTCTTTTGTTTGATCGGTAATTTTTTCTGAAATACTTTCAGACACTTTTTGTTTGATTTCGTTCATTACTTTTGTTTGAGCTGTCATATCTGCTTCTACTTTTTGTTGATTGCTTTGTCCCGCAGATATAATTACATCTTCGCCGTTTATTTCGGAGTCCGAAATTGATAATACATTTGCGCTAGAAGCCACGACGTTTAAAATATTATCTGTCTTTGTGACGACATCAACCATGACATTTGTCATCATTTTGTTGAAAGAATCTGTGACGTTTTTGCTTATGTTTTTCTTTACATTCTCAACATATTCATTGTAAATATGTTCTTGTTCATCAGTGAGTTCGTATTTATCTTTGACGGTTGTATTTGATTTGTCTGGACCATGTATTAATTTTCCAAAAAACATTTCTTGTTTGCTTGATATCACCGCACCCCCGCACATACCTCTGCGAAAGGCTCGTCGGTTTTTTTCGACGTCTATTTTTTTTACTGACCAGTCTGCGGGCCCGTGTGCAATTCCCATTATAAGATACGACGAAAAAAATTACATGAATACCAGTAAAGAGACAATACTAGCAATACCATATGCAATTTCATCGTCAACGGGTAAACCTAGTTTGCGTTTGGTATTCATAGGTGGTAATACAGGTGGTTTCATACCACCGCTACTTGAGTCTGAATTACCGCTACTTGAGTCTGAATTACCGCTACTCGAGTCTGAATTACCACCGGAACCACTATCACTTGTCGGAGAACTATCGGGGTTATTGAAAGTAGGCGCATCATCGGCCGTGTTCATTTGTCCAGTTGGAACTGCGGGTGTTGCTTTTGACGAGTCTGTCGTGGTGTTCGCACACGAACTTTCTTGTCGAACATTTACTTTTGCCGAATTACCTGCGTTGATATTAACATTATTGAAATCAGCCACGTTTACACATTGCATATCGTTTTGGAGGAAATCTAATTTTAAATATGCAGCATTTACCCCTTCATCATAATCTTCTCTACCAAAACAAGCGGAATCTACGAAATTCACTTTTTTCCTTAAAATAGCGGATGAATTAAAAACTTTCCCCAAATGTTTCCCAGCATCTGAATTGTATAAATCTCCATATGGGGATAGTTCACACGTGGATTCGGTTGGATAATTGAAAGCCGGGTGAAATGATGAACTTTCACCAATATTTCTTATGAGTTCTTCCCCTTGTCTACATCCTGGTTTTCTGACATCTAAGATTTTTTTGTCTCCACCTTTGCCTCTGCACACTTTCCCAAACCCTAGTGTATCAAGCTCGTCTTGATCTATATCACGTATTTCACCACACGTTGTTATACATTGTCGTTCTATGATGCTTTGTTTAGAGTACGCTTCCATGAACGTATCACATGTTCTCCGACTGGTTTCTGTTTCTGCTGTTCTATTATCCTTGTCTTGGGGATACCCTTTGTATTCCTGAGTACCAGTCTTCGATGTTTCATTGAAACGGTCTTTCGTAGGTTCAAATGAACAAGAAGGTACGTTTTCTTTTGAAAATCCAAGGTTTTTAATAGTCATCCCTTGATACATTAAACGCTTTGGATCGGATGTAGGCATCATCGTATCACCGAGTTCCGTTTTTACAAATTCGTCTTCGTACGGATTTGCATTTTCGATAACTTTTCCGTCGTCATCTTTGTATACGTAATTATCATTCACCGTTTTATTCCATTTCTTATCGAAGTTATTCTTCGATGCGTAGCCTCCAAAATCAGAAATCCCTATATTTGCTATTGGAACCTCTAATCCATTTCCCGTATTTGGTTGCCCATCGGTGATACCCATACAACATGCGCGCTTTTGTAAAACGGGGTTATTTTTTATAATGATTCGTTCAATTTCTTTTCCGAAAATTGTTCCATTGTTCCAAAACGTCGAATCTTCCCCCTGTAGGTCGGATAACCCTTGTTGTCCCGATATGACGTTACCCATTACTTACCCTTAATAATTTATTTACAGAAACGTGTTTCTGATATCATCTCCTTAATCAGGTCGGTAAAATACACGATCATGGCATCATCGCTCGT